ACATCATGTTCAATTTTATCAGTAGCGTCTTGTTGAATTTTATCTAAAAAACGATTTTCTTTTTCTTCTGCTACTTGATTGTTTTCATCTGCTTCAACAGATAAATCTTTTTCTTCTAAAGCAAATCTACGTTTTGGTATTTCTGTTTCTGTCTGTTTCTGTATCTTCATTTGGCAGGTCCTTTATCTCCTGTTCTAGGTAATTAAATGCAGCTACTTGACCTACTAGATTTTGATATGTAGCAAAATCTTTTACGCCAACGCTGAGTTGTTCTTTAACTTCATCTCTTCTATCGCGACACTTTTTAAGTATGCGATAGATCGCAGTTTCATCTTGCATTAAAGAATATATATATTAACAATTCCATTTTCTCAAGGACTTATTTATCCTTGAATTTGGATCTCTTGCTGTTTTTGCACTTGTCAATCTTTTTTTCATACCCTTCATACGAGCACAAAATGACTTTCTTCTATTAGCTGCTTTAGAACCTTTCTTTAATTTTGATGGTTTTGTTGTGACTGCTGTTTTTAATTTGGAGCCTGGATTAGCCGCACGATATGATGCAACACCTTTTTTATTCAACCCACCAGATGGATTTTTACCTTCTTTTCTTTGCCATGCCGCTGTTTTAGCCATTTTTCTTTTTCTTCTTTGCAAATGTTGCCGCTCTACTAGGAGTAGGACCGGTATTTGCTTTTGCTTGTTTTCTTCTTACGGCACCCGCACGTTGCCCTTTGCTCATCGCTCTTGCTTTTGCAATGGGCACGCATTTTGGATATTTTTTTCTTTTTTCTCCACCACTTCTTCCACATTTTGGGTAGGAGCCATCTGGTCGCTTGTTTGCAATATCGACCCAGTTTTCCTGTACCCAAGATCTAAGTCCTTTTTTTGCCATGAGATTTCCTTATACTTTCTTTTCCTTTTTTAAAAATATTAACAACCTCTGTCTTACCCATTACTTTAGCACGTTGTTCAGCGACAGTAAGGATCTGAATTTTTCGTGCATAAGGCTTTTTAACTTTTCGCACTTTCGCAACTGTTGCCCTCGCGTCATTAGGAGTAGTAAATTTAATACCAACAGTGTCTTTTGGATTTTCATCTGTGTATAATCTTCTCCCTGAACCTTTTGGTTTTTTGCCTGTTCCTATCTTAGGATCAGCCATTAAGTTATTCGAGTGCTTTTTCTACTGCCCTCTTTAACTGCACCACATCCAGCAGCTACGATATTAGCGCCACCGTTTGAAAATTTCATTTTTCTAGATCCAGAAATTGCTTTTCTTGCTTGAGATGTTCCGTTTCCAGTGCCAATCATACCACCAGTAGCTTTTTTGTTTTTCTTTCCACCAGGTGTTACTTTACCACTACATACTGCGCTAGCGTACATATTTGCATATGCTGAGGGGTAGACTTTAAATTTACGCTTTGCTGCGGCTTTACCTTTCGGACATAACTTACCCATTATTTTTTCTTGGCTTTAGCCGAGCCTCCTTTTTTCATTCCTTGAGCTTTTAACTTTGCAGCTGCTGCTCTAAGTCCACCTTTTTTATATCCCATCATCATATCTTTTTTCATCATGCCACCACCCATCATTTTTTTCTTGGCAACATTAGCTCCGCCTTTTTTATAACCCATTATTTTTTTAGCAACGTCAGGTCTTTTTTTAGCTAATTTATTCATACCTTTTGAAGGGTATTTACCTTGTTTAGTTTTCATTTGCAATCACACTCCTTACAAGTACATTGTTCTGAATCAGAACAACCACATCCACAAATACATTTAGTCATTTTCCATCTCCTTATTTTTTCTTTGTTATTAATCCCATTGCACCTTTTGCACCCTTAATACCAAAACTTGCAGAACAAGCGATATATAATAGATGTTTATAGTAGTCAGGAAGACTGTGTAGTGCTTCAAAGCCTGCCTTTATATGCGGAGTCCATCCAGGAATGAAGACTGCCACCGCCGGAACCAACAAACATATTAAAATTAGCTCGTCTTTCCAGCTACCCTTCATCTGATCAACGGCCGAAGCCTCCCAACCGATTTTTCCAGCAATCTGTTGCTCTTTCAAAGCTTTCGTTGCTTTAATCTCAGTTAATTTTAAATCAGCTTTTGCTTTTTTGGTCTCCACGAAACCTTTTATTGTATCTCCTACAATACTAGAAATTGGACCTATTAACATATTAAACATTATCTCATCATCCTTCTAGGAGCCATACCTATTAAAGAACCTATACCACTCATTGCAGCTTGTGTGAAGGGGTTATTTCTATTTAGATCTATCATGCGTTGCATTAATCTTTGTTGTGGTATTTTAGGCTCCTCATAACCTCCTGGTTTTGGTCCTCCCATCATACCGCCAAAATATCCTATAGCATCACCCATTAATGATCCTATTCCTCCAGATCCGCCTCCAAAACGAGGACCAGCGGATGAGAATTGATCTAAAAATATTTCATCAACACCAACTTGTCCTGGAGGTATGTCCATTACATTTTCTGAATCAAAATAAAAATCATCAAAAGCTTTATTAACAGCGTCCTCTGGATTTAATCCTAATCCAATATTTTCATTCATTAAAAAATTTAATGAGTCTTGAACTGCTTGACTTGATCCGGTGCTACCTGAACTAGAACCAAACACACTACCAAAACCGGTAGCCATTTTTTGATTAGTATCATATTTAGGAAAAGCGTTTGCAAATCTAACTCCTCCGCCTCCACTAGCAGGTGCGCTAGGTTTTCCTCTGTAAGCTTTGTTAGATGTCATAGCTTTTCTGGCTTCTGCGAAATTCATTATAACATTCCCTCCATTGTTTTGTATGGGAGAACTTCATCATCCATAAATTGATAGAAAAATTCTGGAAGATCTAATGGATAAAACTGTCTGTAGTATTGTCCCATGACTCCAGAACTATCTGGACTTTTAAAATTTATTTTTGGCAATCTAGTTGGTGTATAATCTAAATAATTAAAATTACCTGTCATGTCTTGTTTTTGTGGTAACATGTTTTGAATCATTGGTCCAACTCCAGGTATACCAGTGATAGCTCCCATGGCCATTCCAGCTAGAGAGGGTATGCCTCTCTGCATAAAATAAGAAACTGGAAATAATTCTTTGAATCTTTCTGGGTTTGTTTTAAGAAAATTACCCATCATTTCTTGATAAGGTTCTGTATAAATCTCATCAAGTATTTCTTTACCTTGTCCTGTAAAAGCATTTGAAGGAACAAAATCAAAACGTTGTCCTGACACAGGATCTAGTTCTGCTCCTTGTGGATTGAAATTTCTGGTTTGTACAAAATACGAACCAGCTTTTGGTGAATCTAATAAAGTTTGAATTCCTTGTTGTCTTAAATTTTCTCTAAATTTATTGAAGTCTGATCTACTCGCCTCATTTGGATTGAAGCTAGACATAAAAGTTTTAGGTTCATTACCAGGACGTTTAGGACCAGGAGCAAAACCCCTAGTCCTAACATCTTTTCTTGATCTTCCTGTTTTAGGCATTAGCCTCCTATAACTGACTTAAGTATTATTATTACAACGACTGCAACAACTCCGGCTTTAATCCAATCTTTCATGCCCCAGTCATTCCATTCTTTAAGCCATTCCCATGTATCTTTTAATAGTTTCATGTCTGTCTCCTCAATGTATTGTCACCTTCTTCAGACCTTCATAGTCCTGAAGATGAACTAAAAAATCAAATGTCTCAGCAACAGAATTAAAGAGATAAGAAGCCTCTCTAGGTCCTAATGCCTCCAAGTACATTTGCCTTGTTACAGCCATCAAAGCTGCACAAACGTATAAACGATCAACCTTTCCTTGCGAAATTAAAGAGTCAGCTTTTTTCTGTATCTCTTTAATTGCTTTCGCTATCCTCTTCGTTTCCTCTAGGTATTGATCTGTCATTTTGTAATGCTTCCTTTGTGAGATTAACTTGTTCTTTAAACTCTGTCAAAGCCTCATTGGACTTCCTTTTATCAACGTTTTCAGATTCACGCAATACACTCATAGTTACATCTGCTTCTGCTTTGTCTCTCTCTAAATCTAATCTTTGTAAATCCATCATTGTTTTTACTTGAGAATCTTCTTTCTTAGACATTATCTCAGCTGCACGAAGATCTATTTCTTGTTGTTTTAATCTTACTAACGGATCTTGTTGTTCTGCTTTAGTTCTTGCCTCTTCTTCTTTCGCTAGTTGTTCTGTCATTTTAGCTTCTAATTCAGCTTGTCTTGCATCTTTCAATGTTTTTAATTGTTGCATTTGAACTTGAACTTGTTGTTGCATTTGAGGATTAGTTTGTGCTTGTTGCATCATAGCCTGCATTTGTTGATCCTGCTCTGTGAATTCTTGTTGAACTTGTTGCGAGACCATCATAGCTAAATGCTCTGACATATGAGCCTGTAACATTGCGTAGAGGGGAGGATTTATTTGCACCATTCTAGTAAACATATACTCAGCATGTGCTTTCATATGTGCTTTATGGTTTTGTTGCATGAAAGCTTTTGGTTGTTGTCCTTTCATCGCTAATGCATTTTCAACGGCAGGACTCATAGGCATTGGTTGACTAGGATCTGGTTTTAATAACTGATCCACATTGTCTACACCCATTGCAGTATACATTCTTCTATAAGCCTCTCTGATGTTGTGAAGTTGTGGATTAGATTGCGCTAACTGTAATTGTTGTTGAGCTAATGTAATTCTTTGCGTCATAGAAAAAATATTAGGATCAGCAACAGGTAGAATATCTATTCTATCGTCAAAGTCAGCTTGTTTGATAAATCTATTACCACCAGCAACCATGTAGGGGTATTGAGGAGGAGTATACAATTTTATAGAACGAGCTAATAAATTGAATTCTTTTCTTTGTCCGTAGTACAATCTTTTTTGAATAGCACTCATAACTTTAGTTCCTCTTTCTAATAAAGCTAATGTGGTGCCCACTGGATTCTGTTCATTACCCTCACCCATTTTCATGTCTGCAATAGCAGAAAAAGATTTTCCTGCATCAACAGCAAAGCCTAATAATTGGAATAATGTTTGACTTGGTTCTTTGAATGGTAGAGGCAACAAAGACTCTCGAATAGAAGTTCCTGTTACGTCTACATCTCTAAATTCTCCAGGTTGTAAAGGTTCTTCTTGATCTCTAATACGCATACCCCTGGCCTTATATCCAGCAGGTAAGTTAGCTAAAGTTCCAGCATCAATTAATTGACGTAAAACACTAGTTGCTGTTCTTGATAACCCACCTAACATGTGAATTAATCCAAAACCATAGAAACCTAGACCGGGTAAAAATTTGAAATGAACAAAGTATGGTATTTTTTTAAAATTAGGATCATTTTGTTCATAGTTTCTTCTGATAGATAATATTTTAGTAGAAAATTCATCTATGGTTACAATATAGGGTAATTTAACACCTGAAGTATCTTCAAAACCAGGAATGTCCTT